CTGAGGTTCAAGGATCTCGACTTTCTACGGTTCCGAAGAACGTCGATATAAGCCGTACCACGTGCACTGAACCGACCCTCAACATGTTTTACCAGTTGGGGATAGGCGGTGTCATCAGTAGACGGTTGCGGGAATGGGGAGTTGATCTCTCCATCCAGCCAACGCTTAACCGCGAGTTGGCACGCGTGGGTTCCCTCGAGGGGACTTTTGGGACGATTGATCTCCAGTCAGCTAGCGACTCCTTGTCGCAGAAATTGCTGTCCTGGTGTCTGGATGCGGATGTATTTGCTACCCTACAGTCAGTTCGTTGCGAGAAAACTCAAACCCCTTCAGGGGAATGGGTCACTCTTAATATGATCTCGACCATGGGTAATGGATACACTTTTCCGCTGCAGACCGTCCTATTTACATGTATCGTACTCTCCGTTTATAAGGTCATGAATCTCCCAGCTCGTAAGAGCTGTAATGGAGGTTCTGATACCTGGGGTGTGTTCGGCGACGACATTATTGTAGTCCGAAAGGCCTACGATAACGTCTGCCGGATTCTCGAACTCCTCGGGTTCGTTGTGAACACGGAGAAGTCCTTCAATGAAGGACCGTTCCGCGAATCCTGTGGGGCTGATTACCTCGCAGGTACTGACATCCGAGGAGTCTATTGCAAGACTCTGAAGACGGTTGGTGCGCGTTTCTCCTTGCTAAACAGGTTGATAATGTGGTCGGCCCGGCACGGGATACTCCTGTACCGTACAGTCGACTACCTCCTACGATCTGTTCCTGTTACGCCTGTGCCGTTTTTGGCGCAGGAAGACTCAGGCCTTCGGGTACCGTCTACGTATTTTCCAGGGGTTGCACCCCAGGCGTACGTTTTCTGGTCCCCGCTCGCCCCTAAAATCAGGGTTGAGAGAGTAGAAGGTGGAGACGACTTCGTCCGCCTTAAACACTCCAAGGGCTTGCGTCGTCGCAACGTAAACCATTACGGTCTGGTTGTGGCGATGGTGCAAGGGAGCTTCACACGTAATACCATATCCCTCCGCGCTTCGCGCCAGGGGAGAAAGTATGTACGTAGCCGAACGACATGTGGTTACTGGGACTCGATCACAAGAGTCGCTTGGGTTTCCAACCCAGGTAAACCAGCATACGTGTCGTCAGTGCCGGTGCTTACACCGGCTGAGTGGCGGCGCTTCTCAAGCGTCGTCTTAGCGATGGTTGAGCACCATCGCGACGAAGGGGCGTAAATCCCCC